TGATAGTTTCTTCAAAGTTCTCATTCAGATTAAAATTGATGAATGAATCCATTGCAGTCAAATACTTGTTAATCAGCTTATTCATTATTGGAAGATATTGTTTGATAATCTTCGTTTTGATACCAGTATCTCTCAATAATGTTCCAGCAAATTCATAATATTGTTTTTCATCTGCTAGTTCTTTTTGCTTTTTAATAAGGCCGGCAAGTTCTTCTCGTAACTCTTTAAGCTTTGTGTTCTCATCCTCAAGGTTGTCTTTTTTGGTTGAGAGTTCCGTAATTTCTGCATTAAGTTTAGCCACATATTTGTTGATTGCTGTGATTGATGCATTATGTTTTATCACCTCTGAATTATGTTCATTGATATGTTTGGTAATCTTTACAATCTGATTAACTTTCTCATTTGTTTCAGAAATCTTCTTTTCGATATCATCTAATGCTAAAGATATGTCGCCTTTTTTAACTTGTTTTTCTAATATCTGTTTTTCTTTCCAGTCTTGTGTAATTGTTTGTTTGCATGTAGGACAATCATGATTATCTTCGTAAAATCTAACTTCTTTATCCAATTTTTTTAAATTATTAGATAATTGATTTTCTAAATTGGAAAGCTTAGTTCTTTTTATTTCTAAACTATCTTTATTTAGGATTTTTGAAGTTAGAACATCAATATGTTTCCGAATTAGAACTATATCCTTATTTAGGCTTTTTATTTGTTCTTCTGACTTTGTAATTTCAATTCTTTTCTTTTCAATTTCTTCATCATTATGTTTTTTGTTTTCTTCGATGTTTTGTTTCTGTAGTTCTATTTTCTCTGCTGTCAGATCCAAGTCATATTTTAGTTGAACACTTTTATCTTTGATCTCACCCATCTTTTCTTTTACCAAAGAATTCATAGAAGAAAAGATTTGAATATCAAGCAAGTCCTCAATAATACCTCTACGATCTGCTGCTGATAGTTGCATGAATGGGGTAAAGGATGCAGAGCCAAGAATAACAATCTGTGTAAAAGACTTGAAGTTTAATTTTAGAATGTTCTTTTCCAACACTTCTTGATAGTCTTTAGCTGCTGCATCCTGATTCAATAGTTTACCATCAATGTAGATTTCAAATACATTAGGCTTGATACCACGAATAATCTTGTATGCTTTTTTACCTATGGTAAAATCTATTTCTACTAGACATTCTTTTTCATTGATAGAGTTTGGTAATTGAGGCTTGTTGATTTTACGAAAAGGCTTACCAAACAAACCAAAAGTCAATGCATCAAGAATAGTTGACTTTCCTGATCCATTTGAACCAATAATTAGTGTGTTTGGTGAACGCTTTAGGTCAATTTCAGTAAACCAGTTTCCAGTAGACAGAAAGTTTTTCCATCTAACCTTTTCAAATATAATCATACTTTTTCTGTGTTTATGGCTTCTAAGTAAAGTTCTTTGAGAATAGATTTCAATTTGCTGTTATCCAAATTATCTTCTTGGATAGCATCCACATAGTTATTTAGGATGGTAAGAGTATCTTCAGCCTGATCGATTATATCATCACTTACACCTTCTGTCAAGTCTGTAAAATCTTCAACGATGGTAATATCGGCAGGATTTGCTTGGTAAAGATTGTTGATGAACACATCGAACAGATATGGATTGGTTTTATTTAAAACAACGACCTTAACATACTTACTTGTATAAGGTGTCATATCATGATTAGATATTTCCTTGATCTCTTTTTCTTTGTCATCATAGACAACTTTATGAAACATTATGTTAGGGTTCTGAACAAAATCAAGCTGTCTACTATCAAGATCAAAAATGTGAAAACCACGAGGGTCGTTGTAATCTTGCCAGGTAAGCTCATACGGGTTACCAAGATAGTAAACCCCATCAGCAGAAGATTTATGGTGATAATGCCCACTGAAAGTAAATTCGAATTTTCTGAAAGTATTTCTATCAAGGCCTTCATCTGATGGCATTCCTTTGTACATTGCGAATCCTGCAATCTCAAAGTGACCCATGCAGATATCCGATTTTGTTTCTTTGATGAAGTTTATGCACTCATCATAGTTGTCTGCACAGATCCATGGTATCATACAGATTTGATGTGGACCAATGTAAATGTGTTCGGGTGAATCAATCACATGTATATTGCCGTATTCTTGCAGCAATAAATCTACAGAGTTTACTTCATTCGTATTCTTGAAATAAGTATCATGATTACCTGCCAACATGTATACTTCAAAACCTTCATCTCGAAGAATATCAAAGAACATCTCTTTGGTTCTTTTGAGAGTATAGAAGTTGACATATTTTCTTCTATCAAAAGTATCACCAAGAATTAATACTTGCTTAATACCTTTTTTTCTCAAAGTTGGAAAGAATGTTTCTTTATAGAACTTTTCATAGAAGTCCAAAAAGACTAAAGCATCATTTCTAGCTCCAAAATGCTGGTCCGTTATTATGGCTACTTTTGACATTCATCATATTCCTTATTCATTTTATTCAACCTAAACACTTCTGCATCATATATTCTTTTTCTCAAAGAGGAACTACTGTATGGATGTTCTCTTTCATGATAATGAAGTTCTATTCCACGATCCAAACACCATTGTTTACCAGTAAAGTCTTTTGTTTTGTATTCATCACCAAGAAAACGAATATCGATGTGCTGAGTTTTTAAAATATTCAATAAATCTTCTTCTGTGTGGTATACAATAACTTCATCCACATATCTACAGGCAGATACACATGCATATCTTTCATATATGGACATTACCGGTTTGTTTTTTGTGTCCGGTCTGTCTACTGTTGGATCAACTTGAATTGCCACTATTAAGTAATCACAGTGTCTTTTTTCTTCTTTCAACATGGTAACATGACCGGCATGAAACAAATCAAATGTACTACAATTGAATCCGACTTTCATTATATCACTCTCCTAAGAAGTTTTCAATACCTTTAGGCTTGTTTGCCTCTTTTTTCTTTCGTTTGCCTTCCTCGAAGTTTTCTATGAATTCGGAAATATTATCGTAGAGTTCAAACTGTCTGGTTGTGCCATCTTCAAACTCCAACATCTCATACTCATCCAAAATACCAACTTGTTGTGTGGCTTTGTACTTGACATATAATTGCTTTTTCTCTTTTTGGATACGACGGAGAAAAGCATAATAGATGATCTGTGTGAAATAGGCAAATGGATTCTTAGATTTTTCTGGATTGAAATTTTCAAAATACATTAAACAGTTTTCTATACCATCACCAATCATTTCATCCCGATGTGGATAATTGATAAAGTTTGGCTTATGAGATAGCCCTTCAGCAATCTTCATGAAACATTCACCTATGTAATTAGGTACCATAGGTTTTGTAAGATTTTCTTTTTTGGCGTCTTTGCAATCTTTCTTGTATTGGACGAGTGCTTTGAGAAAGTCCTCATTGTTGACATAGTGTTTCTGTTTCATAAGTTTACCATAAAAAAGTGTTGACAAGGTCTTGACAACTCGTTATACTGAGTATGTCCAGAATGATGCTAATAAAAGGATTAATTACTGTAAGGTATGATATTCTTTTTCTTCCATTGCTTCAATCAAATTAGTTATTTCATCATCATTAAGTTCATCTGCTTCTTTCTTTGCTTTAGCCAAAGAAGATAAAGTTCTCAAAGTACCAAGATAGTGTTCCACAAAAGTGTCTGTAGGTTCGAACTTGGTTAAAATATCATTTTCTCCAATAACGCATTCGTTTGTTTTTATGATTGAAGAAGGTGCCCAGTTAGCAAGGGTTAAGATTTGTTTTTGATTACGATGATCATCATGAATCTCTATTATCATACCATCTTTAATATATGTTAGATAGTTTTGTTCAATTATAGTACCAATAATGTCAACTCCAGTTTTGAGACGGACTATTTTAATTTGTTCCATTCTTGAGTCCTATTTTGTAGAGTTTATAAGGAAACCCCTCATCATTATATATCTTTGTTCTTTCCACGAAATGCCTCAAGGTAAAGTTCATGTGTTTGCCGACTCGAAGGTCATCGGCAATATCAAAGAGGACTGCTTTTTCTTTTCCTGCTCCTTTTCGAAGTCCTCTACCAATTGATTGTAGATTTCGTATTCTCGACTTAGAGGGAGACGCAAAGATAATGTTATGTAAATTGCGTATATTAATGCCGGTACTAAAAGTACCAAAAGAAGCCACAATAATTGCATCTTTTTCTTCCTCCATAATTCGTCTAACTTGTTCTCGTTCTTCTGCATCAACGCCACCATGAATAAAGAACACTTTTCTATTGCCTATATTCTTGGCATTGGCAATCCAATCATATAACAATTGGCCGTGCTTGTCAACATATTGATACAAAATTAATGTATTATTACCGAGTGATAACGCTAGATTCTTGATGAACTTATTTCTAGCTTCACATCCAATTAAATATTCTATTTCGTCTTTATATTCTTTTTTCTTTAATTCTTTTGCCGTTTCTTCGGAATGTTTCAGTATCAGACACTTGATATTAAACTCTGCTAATTGTTCATTTTCAATTAGCTTCTTTGTTGTGGTAACTTTCTCTACAGGTCCAAATAGACCTTCTAGAACTAGTTTGTGTGTCTTTGTACCATCTAATGTACCAGTCAGACCGATACGATATTTTGTGTTAGTACAAGAAGTCATTATGGAAGTCAAAGATTGAGCTTTGAATAAATGAGCTTCATCACCAATTATATAATCGAATTGTTCGAAGTATTCTTTCGGTAGTTTGTATAAAGACTGCCATGTAGAGATAATCAGTTTCTTCTCTGACACTTTATCTTTACCTTGATATACTCTATGCACATTAGCTTCTACATCAAACCCATTCTCTGTAGAATAGTCTACAAAGTCAGTATATAATTGTTCTACTAGTGATGTAGTCGGGACTATAATTAACCCTTTGTAGCCCTTGTATTCAAGGAATTGACGCACAAAAAGGTATATGATGAGAGACTTGCCTGATGCTGTAGGAGATAATAATAATGCTCTCCTGTGACGCATACCATGAACAAAAGCTTCTAGCTGATAATCACGAACTTCTATTGATTTTCTTTGAGAATGTAGATTTAGTTCACTTACAAATTTTTGTGCCAAGTATACAGAAAAATCATCTGTTAAGTCTGGTCTTGGATCACCATACTCAATATCATACTGTCGTTCACTGGCGAATTGTTCTATGTATGGTAAAAGACCTAGATATATGTTATTGCTTCTCTGGTCAAATAATCTTATTTTCCCATCCCAGATTCTATTTCGAAATGCTGGTGTGAATTGATAGCCAGGTACAAAGAATGTGAAATATTCAGATAGCTCTTTGGCTAAATGTTTCTCACATTCAATGTGTGCATATACTTCATTCTTTTTTGTGATAACTAAGTTATCTTGCTCCTTGGATGAATCGCTCATGTGTCATGTGTTCACGAAGCTGCCATGTTCTGTTCGCTAGTTCTTTAAGAATAGCAGTACAGACCTCAACGACTTCTTCATGATATACCTTTTTCTCTAGAAGTTTGATTAAATCACCGTCACTCTCTAAGTATGTAGACACATCGGATTTGAGGGTAAAACGAAAAGGTTCCCAGCCATATTGTTTGAGTTCATCTTCATCCATTTTACCTGTGTAGTATTCCCACTTCACTTTCTTCATTCGATAGTAATCAAATGTAGCTTTCTTGACAGCAATCTTGTGCTTAGTCATAATATTAAGATATTTACTGTGAAGATTTGGAATACGAATGATCTCTCTAGATGGTTCTGTTTCATCCACTACAGAATCAGTTTCCCAATATTTCAATACTTGTTCTAAGTTTTCCATAATAAAAAACTATAAAAGTTAACCAATTTTGATTATAGCATAACCAATTAATTGTTGTCAAGCCTTACTTATATCGTACCAAGAATATCTGAAGCTTGCTGTGGCAGTAATAGTTGGAGTGTCAGCGTCGGTAGAATTAAATTGAATTGCAGATAGTGATATTGGAAAAATATCAGTGAATTGTACCGTAATTTTTCTGTTATTTAATCCACTTAGTATGTTCAACATACCATCCGAGTATTGTGGCTTTGGTGCATAATATGCTACAGGTGATAGATTCTTTAGATTTTGGTATTCTTCGAAATTAGTAGGAAAAGTCATTCCTCTTAACCAATTGTGAATATCTAACCAAGCTTGCAATTCTTCATCAACAATAAAGGTTACATTCAATGGTTCATATACTAGTTTATCGCCAGGTCTGTATAGATCAACAAATGGTGTTACTTGTGGAATTTCAGCCGTAGAAACACCAGGTAAATTTGCTTCTTGACAGAAATACTGTGTATTGCTTATTCTAGGAAAAGTCAATACAAACTTTGTAGATTGTAAGAAATTGGTATTCTGTGGTTGAGGAACTAGTTGAGCCATTTTATCTCCTTATGGAGTATTTATATAAAAAAAGAGAGTCCCGAAGGACTCTCTTAAAATACCACTCTGTGGTGGTTTCATCACATTAGGTTCTTAACCCCGAAAATGCGATAGTACACATTGCTACGAGCATCTAAGTTGCCATTGCCTTTTACTAGACCTTCAGCAAATGGGTTAGCTACCATACCGTAACGAGTCTTGAATCCAATTTTTGGTTGGAATGTATACTGGTCAACAGCACGAACCATTTGTAGTGGAACATATGGGCAGTAGAACAGACCAGCGTCATAAGGAGAAGAACCCTTATATCCAACTGTTACTAGTTCTTGGTTGCTTGTGTAGCCACCGAAGTATGGATCGATGTAAACCTTGATACGACCATGTAGTAGACCAGCGAAGGTATTGCCTGTGTCATCTACTTGTAGATCAGCTTGTAGAGCAGGTGTGTATTGTAAAACACCAGCCATAGCCATAGCTGAAGCAACATCTGAAGAAACGATCAGAACATTACCTTTTCCTCTACGAGTCTGCTTTGCAATTACATTAGCATCACGCTCGATTTGGAAAATCAGACCTTTGAAACGCTCAACTGACCAACGGCCATTTGAATCTGTGTCTAGGTCGAAATAACCAGCAGTTGTTGTACCATACTGAGCACCAGCAACAGCAGTGGTGTAGATTGTACGAATAACTTCACGGTTGATTTCAGCTAGAATTTCTGTTGACAGAATGTTGCTTAGTTCTGTCTCAGCATCTAGACCATGGATTGCTTTCAGGTCTTGTGCTAGTTCTAGTGAGTATTCAGCTTTCAATGCACGAGATTGAGCAGTTACAGAAACTTTCTCAATGCTAAATGCCATTTGCTGGAATACAGCGTTAGAATCTGAACCCAAGAATTCAGCAGTTGCAGTCGGCATAGCAATACCAGTTGTGTAAGCATTAGCTGCTAGGCTGGCGACTGGGTTTGTACCAACATCGGTTGCTGGAGTACCCGCAAAACCGTATGGGTTGTTTTGTGAGCTAGTACCAGAGAAGATAGTGTTAGCTTCGTTGTAGAAAGCTTCGCTACCGTTTTGGTTAGCATATCTTGCTCTCATTGCAAAGATCAGTCCTGTAGGACCTGTCATTGGCTGAACGCCAGCAACATCATAAGCAATCAGGTTAGGTAATGCACGGCGAACTAACGAGATCAGGATTGGGTCAAAGTTCTGAACACCACCTGTGATGTTAGTAGGACCAGGAACAGCTTCGTTTAGAAGTGCACCATCTTGTTGCATAGCGATTTGTTGGTTCTCAAGAACCATCGCTGTGACCGCTTTCTTATAAGGGTCTTTAATGGATTCTAGTTCTGGATGCTCCAGAACTGGCTGCCATTTCTTTTGTAGTTGTTCGGAAAGATACATCTAAATCTCCTTTTTTATTATTGGTTTTTTATTTATTTTGCCAAAGTTTTAGTGATTGCCTGAGCGTAAGCATTCATCATTGGGTCTGAAGATTTAACATCTTTCTTATCTTCATCTTCAATTTGAATTTCTTCGTTCAGATCAGACGATTCGGCAGCTTTTACTTGACTTGGGAAATATGATTCCTTGATCGTTTCTAGCTTCTCTCCAAAATCTGCTTCAGTAGTAAATTCTAGACCCTCTGCGAGTGCTTTGACTTTTTCTACTTGAGTCTGAGTAAGGCCTTCACATGCTGCGTGGATAGCCTCGATTTTTTTGTGTTCGTTGATTGCTTTTGTGAATTCAACATTCTTTTGAATTTCTTCATTTAAAGAATCTTCTAGTTCTTCAACACGACCAACTAATTCTTCTACTGCATCAACTTTTTCTTCTGGAATATCGATATATGATTCTACGAATAGATTGCGTAGCTTACCAATGAATTCTTCAACGATTTCAGCACGAAGGCCTCTTTCGACTGCTAGTTCATTTTGCTGCATCCATTCTTCAACCATATAGGTCAGATAATCATCCAGTTTTTCAGCTAAGTCTTCCTTAACTTGCTCGATAGCAACTTGGAATTCTTCTGTTAGATTTGATTCAATTGATTCAATAATTGTTTCAACTCTCGACAGAACAGCCGCTTCAAAAATAGTTGTTGCTTTATTTCTGAATTCGTTAGATAGGTTTTCACCTTCTAGTAGTGCTGCAACATCATCAGACATATCTATTCCTTCGTGATATGACTGGAATGTAGCACCAGGATTCATAGGCATTGTTTGTGGTGCCAACTTACCTGCGATACGGTCACGAATGTTAGCCATATCTGTAGCGTCAGATTGCTGAATAGTTCTCAGATCACCACGACCCATTGTCTCTTGTGGTTGACCAGAAAGCTTCTTCATTGGCTCTGAACCTACAGGAGGTGTTGCTCCTGGTGGAGTTGCTGTAGGAACACCCTTTGTGTAATCAGGTAGTTGCTCATCTGTTTTTTCAGGATCGTCACCGATTAAACCTACATCTTGGGTACCGTAAGCTACACTTGATGGTAGTTTTGATGGGGAATCTTGGCCACTTCTTTTAGATGCAACAGATGCGTCTAAAATTTCTTTAGCGGCTTCAGAAAGATTGAATTTAGGCATTTTAGAAATCTCCTTGTTTTTCTATATTGGATATTTATAATTAAAGTTTTTTTATGAAGTTTTCAAATATGCGTAGACTAACTTGTTCAATCTCTTTTCTACTCGCCTGCTTAATTTGACGAATAGCTTGAGTTTGATCTTTGTCTGTCCAAACGCCATCTACTAACATCCACTCTTTACCTTCCATAATACCCTCGACAAAAGCTCCGGGCGCAGAAGGATCTGCTACAATATCAGCCGCTGTGGCAAGATAAAAGTCTGGTTGAACAACATTGACACCGTTCACATTTTTGAGAGAACCTAAACCTCTAGATGATACGCCTACTTGGCCACCACCTTCAATGATTTTTTTAGCAATGTTGCCCATAGGTGTATCTAACACCTTTGCTTTACCAATCCACTGAGTACCGTCCTCACGCAATCCTGTAATTAAAATAGCAACACGGTCCAAGTTGATTGTAGGAGTGTCTGGATGTCCTAGTTCTCCAAAAGCACGATTTTTGTTAATATAATCTTCAGTATAACGATGAACTTCTTTTTTCATCGTATTGTATTCATACAAACGACCATTCTTGTTTTTCTTTTCTGCTACAAGAAATGGTCCTTCAATGTATAATTGTTTTTGTCCGTCTTTATCTTCTGTGAGATAATTAACTGTGTCATAAACTTCTTTGATGAGTTTCATATTTCTTTCCTGTTATGGAGTAATACCGTATGGTGGGTAGTTGAATGCTGCCGGATCATTAAACTGACCACGCTGATAGTATGCATTATCTTTACGCAGTTCTAGAATAATTGTATAGCTTGCATTAGCAACTTGTCCTCTGGTATGAATGCTAATATCACCATTTGTGTTCGCTGTTACTGTAGGATTCTTAATTGTAATCCAGTTGCCTGCACCATCATATTCTCCATTACCTTGCATGAATAAGATTGGTACACCAGAATCTGGTTCTGCTTGTGGACTATTGTTTGCTCTCCAGTATAATTCTACTGATCCTGATCCTGTATCTGTATCATACCAGCAACGATTAACAGTTAAACCATAGTATGGTTTAGCAGTATTGCTTAAGCTCAATCCACTTCCTAGTGGTACATTATTAGCGTCTAACGCTCCATATAATGTGTTTGCTTGAATTCTAGCAATATTTTCTTCTTGTCCCGAACCATCAAACAATCCAGTTAACTTAATAACTGTCATTTGGGTATCATCTTTTAATACTTGATATGAAAATGAGTTAGCCATTTCTTAATCCTTAGCTTTATAAGTTACATGTTTCCAAGCAAAGTCTGCTACTTTCTTAAAATGAGTTTTGCTCTTGTGAGCCATATCTGAAATCTTTTTCTTGTTTTCATCATTGACAGCACCATGAACTTTTAATATTGCATTTGCTGTCTGTGCATCAACTTTCATTGAAGAACCATCTTTAAATTTAACTGATTTAGCAGCATGATTATTTACAATATTCTGCAAATGATGCATAACATTTTCTTCTAACGGCTCTGCTTCAAATATCTCTAATTCTGTTTCTTCTGCTGCCCAATTTTTTTCCATATAAGGAATGGTAATATATTTGTTCAGCTTATCGATCTGGTATAATGCAACTCTTTGTCCATTTGGAAACTGACGAATAGATTTTTTACGCATAATTAAAATCTGTGGAGGTTCTGATGTTTTCGCAGAGAACACTCCTGGCATGCCGTCGATATTTTCTTCTACGGTTTCTTTAGCAGAAAAATCTTTAAACGATTTCATTATTCTTGCGGCTCTTCCATAGATTCATCAGAGACATCCACTGCATCTTCTTGTGCAATAAGATTGCCTGCTATTTCTTGCTTCTTCATTTCTAGATGAGCATGAACTCTATCTTGAATTTCAGAATAAAGAGCATCACGCATCGCTGAGGCATCATCTTGAATTGCATAATCTATAATTGCTCTGGTATTCATTAATTTTCCTTATTTAAAAATTTGAACAAATGATATTTATAATACTCTAGCCAATCTTCTTACAATTGATGTTTCAGACAAACTTAAATCTGCTGAACTAGAAGATGGACTTTTCGCTTTTGGTTTTTGTTGTGACTGTTGTGCTTGTTGTGCTTGCGCTTGTGCAGCATCTTGTGGTTGCTGTGTTTGTATATCCTGTTGCTGCTGCTGCATTTGTTGTTGCTGTGCATCCATTTGAATATCAGTCATCATCTTCTGCTGCGTTACAGCATTTTGAACTTCAGTTGGAACTTCAAAACCTTTCTTCTTCTCATTATCAATTTCTTGATCAATGAGTTTGATTTCATCATCATCCATACGCAGAACATTTCTACGAATCCAATTCATAGAATAATATGTGCCAGTATATGGATCAACTTGCTGCAACAGAGATAATCTGCCTGCCATTAATTCTGCTTCTTTTAATTCTGTAAAATTGTTGTCTTTGATGAAGTCATAGTACATGTGTTCTTTGAATTCATTGAATTCTGCCTCTGTACAAATTCCTTTGAGAACACATTGTACTCTTAATGCTTGATCAAATAATTCAGCAAACTTATTACGCAGTCTATCAATAAACTTTGCAAACTTCAATTCATCTCTAGTAATTTCTGATGAACGACCAATAGTGAAACCTGAAGAAGATTCTAATCTTGAGATTGGTACACTAAGCGATTTATATAATTTCTTTTCGAAATATTTTACATCTTCTAGTTCGCCTAAGTTTTGTCCACCTGGTAGTGTGGTAATTTCAGTTCCTTTACCACCTTCTCTACGAGGCAACCAGAAATCTTCCATCATCGATAGAAACTTACGATCATCACGGACTTCACCTGTGTTTGCATCATAAACAAGTTTGTTTTTGTATTTTACCATAATATCACGCAGGTATTGTTCTGCTTTAAGCTTTGGTAAATTACCTACATCAATGTAAAAAATACGGCGCTCAGGTGCTCTTGAGATACGATAGATAACTGTTGCATCTTCAATCATACGCAATTGATTGAGAGGCTTAATTGCTTTGTGTAGATACGATAATACAACAGCACGACGAGAATCCATCAATCCTGAATTGATATTGATGATGGAGTCTTTAGTGATTCTTGTTCCTACTGGACCATAGTTTGATTGTGTACCAGTAATTGCTTTATCATTATAGATGTAATACTCATTGATTACAGCCATAATTTCTACGCCAGTTCTTTCGTCTTTCTTTTTTCTCATTTCACGAACCTTGCGTATTTTTCTAGGATCAATATATCGTAACTCTTTAATGCCAGCAGTAGGATTTTCTCTGTCGATAATAATATGATAGAATAATCTACCATCAATATAATATCGTCTGAATATATCTGCTGCCATGTTATTATAGTTTAATACACGAAGCACAGTTTGAAACTCATCTGCAATTGCTTTTTTGATTTTGTCTGGTTGCTTCAAATTATCCATGATGAGCTTCACATTTCTACCATCATCATCTTGTACGATAGATTCATTGATGATATCGTCAATGGCAGATTCGATTTCTGGTTGCATAGCCATTTCTCTATAACGAGAAATTAATTCTACTTCATTTTTTGCTGTACCATCCAAGTCAACATATGTACCATAATAGGCCGCAGAAGTAATCGTCAATGCACCATCATCGCTACTTGGTGGAGCGAATGATTGCTGAACTAACGAATCTTCCTCAGCCTTTTGTCTTGATATGGTAAAACCGAACAGATTTAGCGCCAAAATTTTTCTCCTTGCATTATAAAATCAAAATAACATAAGGAGAGCCAGAGGCTCTCCAGTATAAATCAAATTAAGTTGTTGTATCTGCTTGCCACCACTGATATGCAAAAGTAGCAGTGTATTCTTCAATCGTATCATTTGATCCCCAATCTAGATCGATCGGAGATACATCTATTGGGAACAATCCAACAAATGTATACTTCTTGAGAATGTTGCCAGTTTTTCCATATTGTGTAACTTCAGCATCAACAGTATATCCTGCTGGATTTGACGCTTGTGCATTACGAACATTTCCTGCATGACTGTTGATTGCATTCATCCATGATTCTAGAGAATTTCTGATTGAGAAATCTTCATCATTGATGATAGTTAGTGTCCAATCTGGGAATGTTCTGTTCCCTGCAAACTTTAGTTCACGACCAAAGTAAAACACAGGAACAGTTCCTACAGTAGAACCTGGCAGTTGTGCAGACTTAGCCATAAATGTTGCTCTAGATCCTGCTGCGGCACCATTTGCTGCTATTGTTGGAAAGATTAATGTCACAGAAAATAGATTAGGACGGGCACCGTCCCCAATCATATTTGCTCTGAACTCTGATACATTAAAAGCCATTCTTTTCTCCTTGTTCTTTTATTTATTAGATAGCACCAGTAACTTCTGAGAACTGAACACCTGTTCCAACTGCAATAAAGTTAAGTCTGATAAAGTTGATAGAACGAGCAGGCTTGATGTAAATATCTCCAACGAACTGATTGTTATCAATAACTTGTGGTGTGTTATTTGTTGTATCGCAGACAACACGGAAGTCAAAGATACCACGACGACCTTGTACATCACGCAGGAATGGAGCAACAAGTGCTACAAATTGGGCTCTTGTAAAGTCATCGTTAAATTCAAACAACGAGAACTTAGCTGCTCTAGAAATTGATTTTTCAAGAACAATGAACAGACGACGAACATTGATTCTATCAAATGCTGAAGGCTTAGATTGTAGAGTCTTATCACCATACAGAACAGTTCCTTGTCCAGGGAAGGTAACCACTGGGTTAACTCCTATAGGATACAGAATGTCTCTTTGTGATTGATTTGGATTCCAAGATAGCTTGACAGCATTCTTGATTGCACCACGATTGAATCCTGCTGGTGAGAACCAAGGGTCACGAACTTGATCAGTAAATGCACATAGACCTGCAATGTCACCATTTAGTGGAACATAGCGGTATACACCATTGTACTTATCGTACATATATTTCCATCCAGAATCAGCAACAACATAAGAACTTGAACGGGCTAATGTGTCTAACCAATTTCTAATATTAGTTGTTTCGCTACCTGATTGATTGACAACATCAGAATATCTTGGAGAAATAAATGCTACAGAATCTCCAGAACGACCTGTTGTGCTTCCTGCTGCGGTAACAATATTATCGATGACATATTGCTGAACAGTAACACTAGCATCTCCAGTTAGAACTAATGACACATCAACAACATCAGGATTGTTGAACAAATCATATCCACTATTGATATTACCGTCTGTTAATGCTGCTGTTGTACCACCAACTAGATTTAGTGAAGTATTTGCTACTGCCGTTCTTGCAAATGTTGTGTTTGCTGCTGTTCCACCCCATGTTGCATTTGTGTTAGCATAGTCAACAGCATCCATACCATAGATGAAGTTGGAATTTGTGTAAATTACATTTTTCCAATATGTTGTTTGATTATTTCCATCTACAGCGTCAATTGCTTTTGAAACATATGGGAATACTTCAAGAACACTTCCTTTTGTGCCAGTAATGGCACCTGTGCTATCTGTAACAACAACATGGAATTCATCATTAGCTCCACCAGCATTGCTTACATAGGTTGAAGTTCCTGGCGCACCATTAACAACACTTGACCATGCTCTTGAAACACCACCTGAAGTAATGTAGGTATTTGCAAATGTAGCGGCTGATGCATTGTCATAAACATCTACTTCAATAGCGTTTCCTGCTACTCCAGCATATCTTGCAGCAAAGGCACCAAATGCATTAGCATTACTTCCTTGCAGATAAGTAGTTTCATATACATCTTCGTTTGCTATTTGAACTGAAGCTGAAGAATTTG